GGAAGACCGAAGACGTACTGGCCGAAATCGGCGTCGTCATGGACGATGAGACTGGGAAGTTGCACCTCCCGAGCGTGGATGAAATTCAAGCGAAGCAGACTCGGCCATACAAGGACTTCCCTCCGCAGCAGACACAGGAACTTATGGCCTCCGTAGGCCCTGAGATGTTCCGGCGCGAGGCGATCCGCAAGTACGAGGGTCCGGTATCCTCATTCGTATTCCTGGGGGACTTCTATCCAGAGCCAGAGTTCGAAAGTCTGCACAGTGCGGCCTGGATAATCCTGGAAGCGATGCGCGATGTGGAATGGCTGGCCTACTTTGCCAAGCAAAAGTATTCCGATCCCCGCGACCCCCAGGCCCCAGAGCGACCGATATTCGACACCAAGCGCTTGCAGGAACTCCTCGATGGCGTTTCGTACTCTACCACTTCGGCTGCTAAGGACGAGGATCTGAAGGCCCAACTGCGGTCGGCAATCTTCAAGACCGAACCGTTGGTGGACGTGAAACTCCTCCCGGTCAAACGGTTCAAGATTACCAGCGAGTACGTCTTCAAAGACGGCTGGCCGCACGTGCGTTGGATCGGGAACGACAAGCACCTCCTGAACTACACGGAGAGTGACAAGGACGACGGGTACATGCCGTTGCCGTGGGACCTCAACGGTCGCTACAACCTCTCGTCATTCACACCGATTCCAGACCTTTTGTGGGGTGTGGGGGATTCCTCGCCACGCATCCTGCGGCATCTTATGCGTTTGCATAATGTTACTGTAGCGCAACGTACCGATTTAGTTACTGCGGCCTTGATGCCGCTCGTGCCCATCCGTGAGGGTGCGGACATCCCGGAGCAGATTCAGAACCGGGGGTGTATGCGGGTCTTTCGCGTAAAAACGCCGGGCGACATTGGTACACCCATAACAGTTCAAGTTCCGCGTGAGGCTTGGGAGTCGGAAAAAGCCATCCTTATGCAGATGCAGAACGCTGAACCCTCCCTCAATTCCTTCGGCGTGGAAAGTCAGGCGGTTCCAGGAGCCTCTCAGGTGGCGACACTCGGGATGCTCCAACAAAGAGCTGGTGAGGCACTGTCGGCTGACGAACTTGAGCGCCTGAACGAATCTCTGGCTGAGGAAACGACCATCAAGTTGCTCATGGCGCAGCAGGGGCTTTCCTCGATCCCTGAGATTCCCCCGCAGTTCATGGGGTCGGCCAAGCCGCCGCAGCCGGGCCCAGGGGAGTCGGTCACGACGCTGGCGAGTGGTGCTCCAGGGGAACGTGCGGCAGTGACGATAAAGGACCCGCTGGAACTCCAGGAAGACCTAGAGGTCATCCCAGAACTGGGAAGCACGTTGGCGCTGGACGACGAACTCAAAAGGGCAAGCGCCGAGAAACTCTACCTCGTAGCGAGTGCCGACCCAGTGCTCTGGAACAAACGGGAGGCTGCACAGCAGTTGGCCAACACCTTCCGGGCGAGAGACGCCGAGAAACTGCTGAATCCAGAAATGCCGCCAGCACCGCGAGTCCCGGAGACGCGGGTAAGCATTTCGCTGGCCATCAAGTGGGAGGAGTTGCCGGCTGACGTACAGAATGAAATCCTGGGGAAGACCGGGCTCAGCCCGAGCACGGATCTTGCGGCTCGGGACGCCCTAAAGAGCGTGGAAAGACTGAACCAAGCGGCGAAGGCCGCTCAGGAATTGACCGAACCGAGTGTGCCTGCCTCCGAAGCGAAGGGAGGACAGGGTGCTGGTTAAAGCGTTCGCAGGACTGAATTGGTTGAGCATCGAGAAGGGATACAACGACTGGTCGCGGACTGTCGAGATTCTTTCGATTACGACCCACGTTGACCGAGAGGGAATGATGCAGTTGCTCGCAGTTTACAGGGAGCAGGGACCCGGCAATCCGGCCAGGGTGAACTGAGGAGTTGCTAGGAATGAAACTTCGCGCCATTGCGTTACTTGCCGCCCTCCTCTGGGCTTCATCGGCCTGGGCCACTACCGTGACCGGGACGATGAAGGACATTCAGGGCAGTCTCCTTTCGGGAACGGGTGACTACGCCACTTTCCAGTTGATGAATTTCGGGTCGAACGTGCCGAAGCTGACGGGCACGGGCATCCTGCTCAGCAAGGTACCTTTCAGGGTCACGCCAGCACAGTTGCAGGCTGGGGTCACGATTCAGGGCAACTATCTGATCACACCAGCGGGAACGTTCTACCGGGTGGCGTTCTTCCAGTCGGGAGAACCCTTTCGGAGCGCTGACTATCGCCTCTGCGTAGTGACAAGCAACGCTTGCTCGGCTGATGTCGCGTCCCTCAACCTAGACTCGGCCACGCCGCTCACGACTACGCCGGTGGTTGCGCCGCCCACAGGCGACAGTACCTACCTGCGGCTGGATGCGGGAAACAGCAGCAACTTGGCTGGAAGGCTTTTGGGGCCTGTCTGCCGTGCCGACTTGATGTCAGGTGCGGACGGTGGCGCGAAGATTGCTGCCTGCATTGCGGTCTTATCCATCACGGGCGGCACCGTGAACGCTGTCGGGATGGAAGGGGCGCAGACGATTCCCAGCGATGTTTTTACGGCAGCAACGAAGAACGTCAGGATACTTTGGGGAGCAGGCACCTATTCTTTTGGGGCAAACACGACCTTCCCCGCAAATATAGAGCATATGTTCGGCGTTGGCTCAATCTTTGCTGTTCCAAACGGGATAACGGTAACAATCAACGGCCCTCTATCCGCTCCAGTAGCGCAGATATTCTCGCTGGCAGGTACAGGCCAAGTTGTATTTGGGCATGGTGCGGTGAAAGAGGTTTATCCTCAATGGTGGGGAGCAAGGGCTGATGGGGTGACCGACGATAGCGCAGCCGTCCAAGCCGCCATTAACTCGAACTACTTTGCTGGCGCTTCTAATTCGGGTGGCCGTGTTTACTTTCCAGCGGGGATTTACCTTCTAAATTCTCAGATCGATGTCACAGATTTCCAGCTTGGAATATCTCTAGTCGGGCCACGATCGACTAGCCTGACCGGAGTATTAGAAAAGCAGAGAGGCGCCAATCTGCGCGGAAATCATGTCGGCATCATGTTCGACTTCACTGGCTCAAGACTTGTCACACTAGAGAACCTGTTTATTGATAATGGTGCAAGCATCCCCTCTGTAGGCCTGCTTTTTGCGCGATCAACTACCAATACGTTTGCGGACTTCAACACCCTCCGGCAGGTTTACCTATTTCTTGCTTCGCGCCCGGCAGCGAACGGCGGGAACGGAACTGTGGCTCTCTATAACCGGGCCGCTGAAATCTTTTCCGTCGAGCATTCCATGTTTGGGGCTGACAATCCGGCGGTGATAACAAGTAGTGCTACGTTCGGCGTAGCCAGCGCGTTTAAAACGATTGGCGGCTCAAGCTCGACGAGCTTTATGACGTTTGATGAAAACTGCTCTTTTGCTGTGGCCACTAACGGCATAGGCAACGCCCTATTCCTTAGTATGGTGCGGAACCTCCATTTTAACAATTCAAGCTTCTACAGAAACACCGGCGGAACAAACAATTTTGCCCTGCGCATTTATCAGTCAGACAATGTATTGGTCTCGGGGCAGATTGAGGTGTTTCCCCGGTTGCTGGACTTGAGCGGCTTGAACCACAACATCAAGCTAGAAACATCAATTGTAAGTGATGTAGGAAGCACCATCTATTTTTCGACGGCTGGCGCAGCTCTGTATCGAGGATTGGTAAATGTCCTACCAATATCCGGTAGTGTTGTCCAAAACCTCTTTTCTATGTTGGGCGAGACGGCAGCCGTAACGGGGTGCACGGTTCATCTATACAACAATCAGGCGTTTGGCACGATTTCAGAAGCAGGGCAAAATTACCTAATCGGGGACGTGACGGCTGGCGTAACACTTGATAGTAAGACCACGTACGTAAAGCGCCTCTCAGCCAAGGCAGCAACGGCTCTCGCCGCAGGCGACTTCGCCCTCTCTGGTGGATGGGGCAGCACTGCCAGTGTTGGAACCGTGCGCGGAACTGACCAGTTCTTCTCGTTTGTTATTACCTCGGCGGGGACAGGTCAGGGAGCCAGTCCCACTATAACGCTCACCTACCACGATGGGACGTGGACCACAGCGCCGCCTGTTACGTGCAACCGTCAGGATTTCGCCAGCCAACCAACGGTGACTTTCAGCACGAATGACACCAGCGCCACGGCACTCGTCCTGACATTCAACGGCACTCCGGTGGCGGCAGAATCGTTCAAACTAGCCTGCCACGTCGGGGGCATCTGATGGCTTGGATACGCAACCTCATGGTCAACGATGTCGGCGACCCGGAAGCGATAGTCGCCGTGACCGTCTGCCGGAAGATCACCGTGGGCGAGGAGCGGGCCGTCGCGGATTACCCGACGACTGACTTCAGGGTCCGCAAGGGGGCAATGAACACCGAGGGAACCGTACTCCTCGCTGGGTTGAGTTACACCTTCGAGAGTTCGCCAGGAAGGTTTTTCCAGCCGGGGGACGTCGTGGGGTGGGTCGAGACTCTCTCCGGCACTTCGGATTTCTATCAGGATGAATCTTGATGAAAGTAACCCCTCAAGGTCTGTTGCGTCAGTGGTTGGAAAGCCAGGGATGCCCACGTCTGGCCCGGAGCAAATCCGAAGTGGACGAGGTTGAGGTCGAAAAGCTGAAGAGGCGAGGGCGCATTGCCCACCCGGACTACGACGATGACACGCTGACAGCCTGGGCGATTTACTCGGTGCTGACGCACAACGCGGCGGGTCGGGAGCGGAAATTGGCTCGTAGGCGTCTTTGGTTCTGGCGTCTCGTCCTGGCGGGGGCGGTTCTGGTTGTTGGACTTCTTGCCTGCGTTCACGCCTTCGGGCAGACACCACACGATCCCTTATTCCTGGAAATCCGGGACGAGGGCACGCGGGTTAAAGTCTGGCTCGCTGGCGTGGCGCCGGTGAATTTCGTCGGCTCTAACGTGATGTGCGGTTGGAACCGCACCACGAAAGCGGTTGATTGCTCTGTCACGGGCGGAGGGGCCGCGAACTGGTCAAACGAGGAAGGTCCGGCAGGGCAAATCAACGGCGTGAATGTAACGTTCACGCTGGCTCATGCGCCTTCACCGGCGGCAAGTCTGCAATTGGTACTTAATGGCCAGGTGCTTCGGTCTGGCGCGGCGAATGATTTTAGCCTTTCGGGTTCTACCATCACCTTCAACTATCCGCCGCCAGCGGGAAGCAGTCTGCTTTGCTGGTATCAAACGGCTGGAACAAGTTGGTCGAACGAGGAAGGACCGACGGGGGAAATCAACGGGGCGAATACAACCTTCACCCTGGCCTATGTGCCCTCACCCCCAGCCAGTCTGAGGCTGGTACTCAATGGCGTGACCCTGCGGTCGGGCGTGGCAAATGACTTCACGGTTTCGGGGAATACCATCAGCTTTAACTATCCGCCGACGGCGGGTAGCGGGTTGATTGCGTGGTACGAATTCTTGTAGGAGGTTGGAAATGCAGTTTCGAGACATTCGAGGAAAGACGATGTACGGGGCCTGGGGGCGAAAGGCGAGCCTTCCCTCTGCCCTGCTGTATGCCGCGCTGATTGCCTTTGGGTACCTGAACATTGCGGCAGTCACCCAAATTGACCTCACCACGCAGGTGAAGGGCATCTTGCCGTACGGCAGCGGCGGCACGGGGCAGAGTTCGCTCTCTGCTGGCGTACTCCGCTCCAGTGGTTCGGCAATGAGTTCGGGGGAACTTTCCGGGGATGCCACGACCTCGGGATCGAACGTGGTGACCGTGGTCAAAGTGAACGGCACAAGCGTACCGACCAACGCCGCAGCCGATACGGTGATACTAACAACCGCGTCAGCCACCGGGAGTTGGGGCGCCGTTCCCTCTTGCTCCAGCGGCACGCAGGCCTTGACCTACAACACCACGAGTCACGCCTTCGGTTGCGTCGGCATCCTGAGTGGAACCTTTGTAGATAATGTGGCTCCCACCGGGACGATCAACGGGACCAATGACACCTTCACGCTGGCCAACGCGCCGAGTCCCGCCGGGTCACTCTCACTCTATAAGAACGGCCAGTTGATGATTGCGGGAGGTGCGGACTACACGCTGACCAGCCTCACTATCGTCTATGTGGCGGGCGCGATCCCGAAGACGGGGGACGTTCATAAGGCGTCGTATCGGTACTAGCCAGGGCGTGACTATGGGCAGACTCAAGTCCTATCTCGGTGTGTTGGGCATTCTGTTTCTAGCCTGGGCGTTGACCTTGCAGGGGGAGACCAAGCTCAACCTGGACAATCAGGTCAAGAGTACCCTGCCTATCGAGCAGTTCGCCGTGGCGAACAAGACCATCACCAAGACCATCAACATATTCTTGCCGACCACGGCGGACACCAACAAGATTCAACTCTACTGGCCTACAGCCGTGACGTTGCAGCGTGTGGCGTGCTCGACCGACGTTGCCAGCAGCACGGTCTCGATTCAGTTCGACGAGCGTGCGGAGGCCACGCCGAACACGGCAGGGACGAACAGCCTTACGACCACGCTGGTATGCGATACGGACTCCCAGACCACGACCTCGTTCAGCGACGCGATTATCGCGGCAGACGTGCCGCACAACCTCCAAATCACGGCGATGGCGAACACCCCGACGGTGGTGAGGATTCATGTCAAAGCGCAGATCAATTAGCTTCGGTGCGGTGCTTGTTGGGTTAGCCCTCCTAATTGGATGCGGGTCGGGTTGGGCCGCAGCGACTTTCAAGGCGGCGGGGACATTCACGACTGGTTCGAGCGCAATCACCCCGCCCTATCCTGGCGCGCCGAACGATCCAGTAGCCAATGACATCGCCATTCTGGTCGTCGAATCCGAGAACCAGGCAATTTCGCTTACCACGGCAAATGGCTTTGTCGAGCTCGGTGCCCAAGCAAACAAGGCAGCGGGTACAGCGGCGGTTAATCCCGCCTCGCGCCTTGCAGTCTATTGGAAACGCTGTGCCGGTGGCGATACCGCCCCCGTCGTCGCAGCCCCAGGGAACCATGCGACCGCCCGAATCTATCTTTTCTCAGGGTGCATAACTTCGGGAGACCCCTGGAATGTGTATGCGGAGGGAAACGATGGCGCAGCCGACGACCTCACCGGCGTAATTCCCGGAGCGACGACGACAGTTGCGGATTGCCTCGTCTTTGTGATTTCCACCTCAAGCTACAACGCCACGAGCACGGCACAGTTTGCGAGTTGGACCAATGGTGACTTGGGGAGCCTCACAGAACGAGGCGACAACACCCACACTATCGGGTTGGGCGGCGGACACGGTTCGGCGACCGGCACGAAGGCTTCGGCTGGGGCCTACGGCAATACGACCGTCACACTGGCGCAGACCTCTTATAAGGGCGCGATGTCGATTGCACTCATACCGGCGCCACCTCCGGCCCGCAGTAATGTGGTGGTGATTCAATAACCACTGAGGAAAAACCAATGATTTCGAGAATGCGGTACGTTCTACTTCTCGCTGGCCTTCTGGCGGGCCTTCTACTCAGGCCGCAGGGCCTTCGCGGAGACTACATTGACTCCAACGGGCTGAGGGTCACGAACGCTGGGCTGATCGTGGTGATGCTGAGCACAGACCCCGACTACGATCCCGCTCAGACCATCCGAAACTCTCGGGGGTTTCTGACGACCTTCGACGGGAAGCTGGTGATAGACGGAACCAGTCTTCCGTGGTTCGGCAGTTCGCCAGCGGCCTTAATCGTCACGAAGGCGGCGGGTGATGACCCGACGACCAACAACTGCGTGAAGTGGGTGGCGGGCGGTGGGATAGGAGACGGGGGAGCGGCCTGCGGGGCGATCAGCGGCTCGGGGACCACCAACTACCTGCCGAAGTTTACGGGAGCGACGACTCTGGGCGATTCGCTGCTTTCCGATGATGGGACGACCCTGACCTACGCCGGGACTGGCGGAATAAGCGTGGCAAGTTTGACGGCTACGAGCGAAAAACCATCTAGCATCACTCCCGCAGCACTCCCCGGTTCCCCAGTAGCAGGCGATTGGGGGATTCTGGCGGGAAGTCCCGACCTGTTCTGGTTTTTCAATGACACAGCCGTTCAGTATGCCCTCACCAAGCCAGTTGACCTTTATGGCAGTTCTCCCGCAGCCCTACTTGTAACCAAGGCAGCGGGTGCGGACCCGACCACAGACCACTGCGCAAAATGGGTTGCTGGTGGGCAATTGGATACTGCAGGCGCGGCCTGCGGTGGAACAGGCGCATCCACCGCTGACACCTTCATAACCATTTCGCATGATGCCGACTTGACGGCAGAAAGAATCATAACCGCAGGTCAGGGGATTGCCGTGGCTGACGGCGGGGCCAATTCAACTCTTACCGTGTCGATGGAATGCGACATGCTTGATACGACCTGCCTCAAGCTCGATGAGGAATTTCCTTCACCAACCAACACCACAACATACGCCGGAGTGATGGGAACACTCGGTTGGTCGCCGATGGCTATTGGAGCAAACGGAGTTTTTGCCAATTTAGCCAGCGTGATACCCAACCTGGGTGTCTTCCGCATGACCACTGCTGCCGTCACCGCGCAGGGATCATCTCTTAGCCTCGCGGGGAGTTCTAGCAACGTCGCCTTCGGGGCGCTCGGCAACACTACGCTTGCCTGGAACAGCGTTTGGATATTCCGCATGAATGGCACAGCCAACGTGACCACCAATACGAGTTTCTACGTTGGCTACACGACGGCGGCACCTAACGCCGTGCCCGCAGAGTTCATCGGTCTTCGGTATGATACCAACTTGGGTACTCCTGATGCCGCTTTCCACGTAGGATGCATCACAGGTGGTTCCGCCACAGACAGCGTGACGACCTATACCGTGGACACTGGTTGGCACAAAATCAAGATTCGCGGGACTGGTGTAGCGGGAACCATCGGATTTACTTTTGATGCCAATAGCGAGGTCACTGTGGCTACTGGGTGCCCGACGGGTGGTCTCACCGCCGGGACTGTGCTCATCAACCGCGACACGACAACTCCAACCAAGGATGTCTGGCTGGATAAGTTCGCCTTTAAGATTACAGGAATGACTCGATGAAAATCGGCCGCCTACTCGCATTCTTGCTGCTTGCCTGCCTAACTGCTCAGGCGCAGACGACCTACTTGCACGTCACCTTCGACTCTGGGACGTTCAGCGAGTGGGATAGTTGGTACGACGCCTCAGGCTGTGCGGTTCCCGGTATCAACCTGAACGTCAGTGCCAGTCCAGCCTACTCCGGGGCCTACTCCGGGGCAGTCAGATATTCAGTGTGCGGAGTCCAGACCCCGCCTGCTGGCACGCTAGGATCAACTGGCACCTCGACCTATTTGGCGCGGACCTATTACGTCACCTACACCTATGTGTCTACCGCTTGCCGGAACACTTGGTCGGGGCACCAGACCTATCCCTCTGCGGAACAGAGCGTCAATGTCGGTGCGAATCAATTGCTCAATATAACTACTCCAGCAGCCCAGATTGCCATCGACCGCTACATGGTCTACGCAGGAACGGTTTCGGGCACACGATACCTGCAAACCACAACCCCAGCGACAGTAGGAGTGGACTGGACTGAACCCGATGCCTGTCCTGGCGGGCATACCTGCATCGCAGGAACGGGTCTGGTGAACGACACCGTGACGACGCCGACCACTAGCGATGCCTGCCCACATGACGTAAATCACAGCGGTGGCGGTGGCTACTGGACTCATACCGAAGCCATGCCCGGCTTGGAGCATGTTTTCTATCGCGGCTTCCTTCTAATGCACAAGAACGACGCCGGTTCGGACGATGGGCACTGGCAAGGCTGCGGCAAGTTGACTTACTTCAAAAGTTCCGATAGTTCAAAGTGGCACACCTTGTCCTGCGCCGCAACCACCGGAACATATCCAGGCAATACTTGGTTTGCACTCTTCATCGGCAACACCAACGCCCCCGGCGGCGGGGAGCCTTATACTCTTGATACTCAAACAACCAGGGCGCCTTATGCCTGCCAAGCCTCCCTCTTGTCAACATGCAGCAGCACTCATTATCACTGGCTCTATGACAATTGGTACTACGTTGAATTAGAGACCAAACCCAACACCGTCACTCCGTCTTATATTCGTGATGGTGAGATTAGACTTTGGGTGCAGTGTATGAGTGGGTATGGGAACACCTGCACTCCCGATTCCGGGCCGGTCGAAGTCGCCGAAATAATCAACGCTAACATACGCGGGACCGATACGACGGCACTTACCAGTTTTGAGTTTGGTCGCCAGATTGATGAGGGCATGTACCCACTCGATGTGACCAAATACTGGGACGAGATCGTGATGGCCGATCATTTTATCGGTTCGTCCTTGTCCGCCGCTTCGCCCACTCCAGTGAGTTTGACTTTCAATAATTGCACCGTCCCCGGTCCCTGCGTTGATTCTCCCCGAATTGTGACCCTGACAAACCAAGGCACCGAGACACTGAACATTACAAGCATCAACGTCACAGGAACCAACGCCGCCGACTTCCCCAAGACAACCACCTGCGGTTCTACTTTGGCACCGGCAGCGTCCTGCACGGTGAGCGTCAGCTTCACACCTAGTGCAACGGGAGCACGAACCGCCAATCTGGTTTTCACCGATGATGCGGCTGATAGTCCACAAACCGTTCTACTCTCGGGAACCGGCACAGCGGGGAGTGCTCCAGTGGTTAGTCTTTCGTCTTCTGGCTTGGACTTTGACGCACGGGTGGTGGGCACCACAAGTCCAACGCAAATGATCGTGCTCTACAACTCGGGCGATGCCGTGCTGAACATCACGAGCATTGTGGCCTCTACAACTTCCGCGCCGACCAGTCCCGGAGATTTCGCCATCGACTCCACCACCTGCGGGGCCACCTTGGCGGCAGCAGCGAGTTGCGTGGTGAATGTCTCGTTCACCCCGGTAGCAGGCGGGAGTCGCACCGGGCGAATCAGATTCACAACCGACGCAGCAACCTCGCCCGATGATGTTTCAACTAGCGGCACAGGCCAGATTGTCTTGACCCTGCGGGGCGGGACGTTTCGGATAAGCAAACCAGATTGAGGCGGGCCGAGGAAGCCATGAGGCGGGCACTAGAAGTCGTGAAGGTGATCTTGGCGGGCATCCTCATGCTCACCGCACTATTTCTCCTTTTCTGCGGAGCGGCAAGCGACAAGGCGAGGAGGCCGGACCCCGAGAAGATCACCGGGACAGTGAGTGCGGCACTGGCGGAGGCCTTTGCCGAATACAACCAGCGGTACTTCGGTGACCGATTGCCGCACGGCACCGTAGTGGGTTGGAGTGCGGACCTGGCCGACGAACCCGCAGTGGCCATCTTCGATCCCGCCACCGGTCAGTACGTGATATTCATCAACGACCGTCTGCGCTGGTCGCCGGAACTGGCGCGGCTGATGCTCTTGCATGAGATGGTTCACGTCGATCGCTGGAACTACACCGATGACGATGACCCCCGGTTTCAGGCTGCGATGTTGCGCCTTGCAAAATCCGGGGCATTCGAGGGACTCTGGTAGCCGAACATGGCACTGACACTGGCCCAGCACGGTGCTCTCCAAGCACTTCTGAGCAATGATGAACTGGTCGCCGCCCTGCAAGCGGTACTGTGCGAGGAAGAGGACGAATGGCGGTCCCGCATGGTCGCCGAAAGCGAGACCGACGATCCCAAATTTCTCCGCGTCCTTCGGTGGGGCGCCAAATCCGCGACCTACGCCTCCTTGTTGGAAGTTCTGCGCGAATATGCACGTCGCGCGCCATCCCCATAGTGCGACCTGAGAGCAAATTCTTCCGTGTGCGCGTTGATCTGCCTGGCCTGCCCAAGGCGGCGCGGCGGCACCAGTTCTCCAACCTTGCGGCTCTGGACATGCCCGACGCCGTTCGGCAAGCCGTGCGGAAGGTGTTCACGAACGCGGCCCACGGGTTCCGGCCGATGGAGATGGTAATCCGGGTGAGGAGGTTGCAAACGAGCGAAGAGATGGGCGGCGAGTTACGGTACGGACCCAGTCCGCGGGAGAGGTTGGAGAGTATGGCAACCCCCGAACCTCTTTGTGAGGGTTAATGAGCAAGAGAATCGCAGTTGTCTACCCTGCTGGCATAATGAGTGCTTGGGATGTTGCGGACGGGATACCTCGCACTCTGAAGCGTATGGGATACGAAGTTCTCGACCTGCCCCGTGGTCGGTGGGGGCAACCTGCGGCGAGGGTGGCCGACCTGAACGAATGCGACCTAATTATCGTGAGCGGTGCGGAGCATGTCCTTGCGAAGGACCGCTTCGGGTTCTGGGATGAGGTAAGCCGAGAGGACTGGCTGACCAAGGTCAAGGCACCGAAAGCGGCTTGGTATCACGAATCGTTTACCCGCGAGGATGAGAACACGGACTTTGCTGCCCTGCGTCCGCTCCTGGACTTTCACTTCTTCCCGGCGGTTCAGGATGCGGAGACCTACTGCCAGCCGCACTTCGGAGTCCCCGACCGATGCCACTATCTGCCGTTCGGGGCGGACACAGAGATTTTCAAGCCGAACCTGTGCCCGCAGTGCCGCAACGGACCCCCGGCTTCGGACTGCATTACCTGCTTGGGCGTCGGAACCCTGCCGTCAGGCAAGGACATTGACATCGGCTTTATCGGGTCGCTCTATGGGCCGAGATTGACTTACCTGGACAGGTTGCGCCCACACCTGAAAGGCGTCTCGCTCCTGTGCGGCAACGTTGCGGTGCAGGACATCGAAGGCCCGTCGCCGGAGGAAACCGCGCTGAGGCTGGCGGCTAACTACCGGCGAATCAAGGTGTTTCTCAACCTGCCGTCCCTTAGCCAGCTTTTGGTGACGAAGGCAGTTGAGGTAATGGCCTGTGGAACCTTCTTGCTCCAGCCAGCGCTTGGGGCGGCGGCGGGCAAGAACATGGAGCTTTTTGCCCATACGAGGCACCTCGTCTATTACCGGCACACGAATTTGGGCTTCCTCGCACAGATTCTGAGGGAGTTCATGGAGCGTGACCTGGATCGAGAGGTCATAGCTGCGGCGGGGTGCAAGGAAGTCAGGGAGAAACACTCGTTGCGCCTGCGACTTGAGGAACTACTCCGAAAGGTAGGAATAGGGCAATGAGAATCTATGTCCTTGAGGCATACCACGACAACGATGTCGGGATTTACACGACTCTGAAGAAGGCCTTGGCGGTACAGGAGGAGAATCGGCAGTGTGAGGTGGTCGAAAAGAAGGATTGGGTCGATGGTGAGTTTCTCGATACGGGATTAGTCGTCCTCTGGTGGAGTTGCGAGAACTGCGGGTTCAGGGAGAGGTCTGACAGGCGCGAGCCGATCTTCGGCAAACATGGACTCCGGTATGGCCCATATTTCTGCTCGGAGGCGTGCCAACAGGAAACGGAGGAGTTCTACGCTTCAGGCAAGAGGGGTGTTCACGGGATGACCACGCGGCAAGTCAAGGAAGAGTACCCTGACGGAACGGACGGCGTGCCAGGGCTTGCTGCGAGCACTGAGACCGTTCAACGGGGCATCATGGCGCAGTTCGAGACGGCCCCTCCATTACTAGGAGGTCCCATAGGATGCCCTGGTATCACGAGACCAGGGGGTGTAGGCGCGTCGGAACCGCCCGAGACGGGCCAAAGCACGGAAATCGGGGCTGACCCGTCTGGCGAGGCAGCGGCGACCTCCGAGGGGACGGGCAGGGGGGAGTAAATGGAAGAACTGAACGCGAACGACCGTTGGCTTGGAACCGGCAAGCGGTTCTGGGAGATCTGCGACAGCAAAGCGGGCGGCAACCTTGCGGAGCTGATGCGAATGTTTGCGGTCGGCGAACTGGATCGTGAGGAACAGGACGTCGTCCTGCGGTTTCATTGCTCGGCTGCCCAGGTGGGCGTGGAAGTTGCGTTGGTTGCTCAGATACGAAGGCTGGCTGACTTAATGGAGAACGCGGCCTCCGAGGGGACGGATGGGAAGAAGAAATGAAGACTGCCCTAGTCGTCGGAGCTGCCGGTTTCATAGGCCGACACCTGGTTCCGAAACTGGAGGCCGTGGGGTACGCTGTGACTGGCGTTGACCCCTGCCGCTTTACGTGTGCCGTGACGGCGACATTCGAAGAGTGGCTCGATTCTCGGCGGGCGTTTGAGCGATTGCATGGCATTGAGGTTCCCACCTTTGACTTGGTCGTCCACCTCGGCGCCAACATTCTCGACATCTCGAAGCGCATGGCTGGCGGACTCGACAAGTTCGCCGACATCGGCCTCGATTTCGCGGTCTGCCAGTACGTTGCGGAGCATCCACCCCGAGAATGCTTCATCTACCCCAGTTCGTGTGCCACCGACAATCCCGAAGACCCCTACGCCTGGGTGAAACTGACTGGCGAGCGGTTCTGCCAGGAACTGCACAAGGCGGGTATCCCCACGGTCATATTAAGGCCGTTCTCCGGGTACGCTTCCGACCAGGCGGATTCCTACCCGTTCCCTGCCCTGCTGAAGCGCGCCATACGACATGAGCATCCGCTGACCGTCTGGGGGTCGCTCGAAACCGTCCGAGACTGGATTCATATCGACGACCTGACGGACGCTTTTGTGTGGGCCATCGAGAACGCGCCGCGAGGCATCCCCATCGACATCGGAACGGGGGTCGGAACGAGTTTCTACGAACTCGCCACCATGATGGTGGATGAAGTCGGTTACAAACCGATGATTGTGGCTGACACGTCGAAGCCCGCATCGTCTCCACGCAGGGTTGCCGACACAACCCTAGCAAGGGCGCACGGATTCGAGGCCAGGATAACGCTGGCTGAGGGGATACGCCGTGCCGTCGAGGAGGCCCATGCGAAGACTCGTTGAAAGGACGCCAGGGGAGTACCTCCGGTCGCACGGGTGGAAACCCGTTCAGGGAACACGGTGAAATATGCGTGGAATGTACCGGTTTACTCGCGTTACGGAACCGCCAGGCGGAGCTGCGACCTTTAGGGTTGCGTTCTGTGTCCGGTGTCAGGAAGCCCTCGTTACCGACCACTGGGCCGGAGAACACAGACTCACCTATACGGCCACATGCCGATGTCCGTGGCGGAGGAAGAAACGTGAAAAGACTCGTTGAAAGGACGCCACCGGAGTGCTTCCAGCTCCATGCCCGGAAGCCGGGGCGGGTTTACGAGGATGACCCTTGGCACGCCCGCCGGATCGAGAAGACCCGCGAGGCTGTGATTGTGGCCTTGCTCGATATGAACAAAACTCCGGTCCATAGGTGGGGCAAGATCGTCGAACTCGGCTGCGGAACCGCCGACATTTCAGGGTTTTTCTCGTGGGCGCATTACGTTCTGGGCCTTGAAGCGTCGCCCACCGCTGCCATTGCCGCAGCCAAGCGGTATCCGTGGATGAATGTCGAGGTTGTAGACGTGCAGGAAGCCGTCCCGCTGCCATGCGACATCGTGATATTGACCGAAATCCTGGAGCACGTAGCCGACCCGATGTTGCTGGCAGAGAAGTGGCTGACGGTTTCGGCCTATTCGGTCCTTTCGTGCCCCATCGACGGGGACTTGCCCAAGGACGTATCGGCTGGAGAGCACTGCTGGTCCATTTCCGAGACCGACTGGTCGGAGTTCTTCGAACGAGGGCAGCATGAGGTCATCCGCAAGGAAATTCTGAGTTTGCCCGACTACACCATCGCCATCGGGGTCGGGAGGCGGGTATAGGGGTGCTGAGACTCAAGGACCGCACCGCAGCGGAGAGTCTGGCCTTCCATGTGGCCAATCGACCCTCGCCTCGCTTTGTCGAAACCAGTCAGCAGGGCCGCATCCTACTCACCCGGCGCGTGCTAGGTACGTTGTTGGCCGACCTGAATCGAAGATGCAAAATCATCGAACCCGGATGCGGGAGGGCGGATATTTCGGGGTGGTTTTCGGCGGACCATGACGTTATCGGCTACGAATGCGGCCTGGAAGCCGTCGCTGGCGCCAAGTCCGACTGGCCGCAGATGGACGTGCGCATTGGGGATGCTCAGACAGTGGAACCCGAGGATTGCGATGTGGTGATTCTCACTGAGTTTCTTGAACATATTGCAGACCCGTTGGGGATGGTCAAGAGGTGGTTGCCGAAGGCCAGATACTCGGTGATTTCCTCCCCGCTGGAGGGTGACCGCGGCGAATTCCAGGAATCGGGACATATCTGGTCGTTTGACCGCGAGGATTTTGATGCCTTTTTCGACCGAGGCGGGCACGAACTGATTGAATGGTTTGACTTCGAGATGTCGATTTACAAGATGTTCTTGGGACTGGGGAAAAGGCGGTCGGGATGACCGGCTGCGGGCGAAAGATCGGGCCATATGACTGCTGCACGGTAGTCTGCGGCGATTGCTTGGAACTGATGAAGGCGCTGCCGGATGGGTGCGTGGATGCGGTGATTACCGATCCGCCGTATGGGAGTGGGTTGGCAATTGATTTCGCTGATAGGTTTAAGACAAAGGCCGGAAAGTGGTGGAATAAATCAGACCGATCTGGACAGCACCGCCATGTTCCGATTGTTGGTGATGATTCCCCATTCGATCCAACTCCGGTTCTACAGGTCAGTTCGAAGGCAAAAGTTCTATGGGGGGCAAATTGGTATGCCAGCCGTCTTCCAGATCGCGGGGGATGGTGGGTTTGGGATAAGCGAAATGGAAGGCGGGATGTTTCAGAGGCAGACTGGCCGATGAGTGAAGCGGAGTTGGCCTGGACCGACATCGGCAAGGGCGTAAGAGTTTTCCGTCATACCTGGTTCGGCCTGATAAGAGATAGTGAACGGGGTGCGTTCCACCATCCGACGCAGAAACCAGTCGAATTGATGATGTGGTGTGTTGAGCAGGCGAAGTTTCCAGAAACCATCCTTGACCCCTTCCTTGGCTCGGGCACGACGGCGGTGGCGGCGAAGAAGTTGGGGCGGCATTTCCTCGGTTTTGAGATCGAACAGAAATACGTGGACATCGCCAATGAACGCATTGCACTGGTCGAGGCACAACGGAACCTGTTCGAGCGGAGACTGGAACAGCCAGAAGTCGAAACGAAAGGAGGTGTGAGCCAATGACACGCCGAGACAAAATTATTGTCACCCTCATCTATGTCGGTACCGCCCTGCTTCTGGCGGCGTATGTTTGGTCGCAGGTCCTGGTAGATCGCGCCCTCCGACATTAGGGTGCACCAGCCCCCGCCGATTTGACACCCCCCCAAGCCTAACTGTCACGCTGACTTCGGTGGCTCTCCAACCTCCGGGGAGTCGCCGAGGAGTTGAGCATGGCAGAAACGCCCGGAACCACCCCGAGCGACATTGAGCGGTCGATGGTTACGACGCTTATCCCCACGGAGACCCCCTCCGAGACGGGAAAGGCGGAAGGTTCTACCGAAGAAGTCGAACAAGTCACGGCGGCAGAGGGAACTCAAAAAATCGACGCAGGCCCCTCCCCAACCGAGGCCACCGAGACAGAAGCGACTCCGGGGGAGCCAGCAGCGAAGGGCAAAAAGACTCTCGGATACGACGAACTGCTGCCACTGGAACAGGGCGAGGAGTATCCCGATGAACTGTATGCCATCGCGGCGCGGAAGTGGAAGATCGACCCCAAACTTCTGGAAGACGAGTCCGTGCGCGGACTCATACGGGACAAGATCAATTCGGACATCGAAATCAAGCGGCAACGGTTGGAAGGGCAAGCGCGTGAAGAGCGAGAACCAGGGAAGACTGCCGAGGAACCACCCTCGACTGAAACCCCCGGTCGCACGCTGACGCAAACCTTCGAGGAAGCCGGGTCGTTCGTCGAGCCGATGCTGACGAGCGATGGTGCAGCGATTTACGCTGCGAAGATGGGCGAAGCGTGGCAGCAGCACCAGGAGGCCGTCGAGTCTGGCGACCCGAAAGCCCTGGAAAAAGCGCAACGCAACGTCACCAAGGTCGAGATGCAACTGTTGGCGATGGGCCTTCAGACGATGCTCCCGGCCATGATCCCGGGCCTGCTCGACAACTACGTTGCTGGACGGCAAGCGGAGGCAGACGAATCCACCCGAGTCTATAGCAAGGCCCGGGAACTCGTCGTGCAAGATCCGGCCTTCGCCGAGGTGAACGAACTCTACGACAAGGGCGAATTCCGCAAGTTGCTTGAGGAACTCCCCGACCTCTTGGAGATGCGTTTCACCAAGGATGGGAAGCCGCTTCCACCGCTCGAAAATGCCGTGGCACAGTACAAGTACGCCGTCCGATTGATCCGTGGCAGAAACCGCCAATCCCCCGGAGACTCATTCCAGAAGGGCATCGAAGCCCGCAAAAAGCAAGAGGAAAAGGATCGGCAAATGGCGGGCGTGGGCAAGGGGTTGGGACAAGGCCGCACAGCGTCGGGAAAGTTCACCCCGGCAGGTCTGAGCGACGACGAGCACCAGCAGAAGGTGATCGACTCCTGGAACCGAGAACACCCGTTCTCGGGTAGCGCGCCGCCGAAGTAGACCGTGCTGGGTGAACACGGAGAAATCAGATGGCAAACGTAGTGGTTGCACGGTCCACCTACCAGGCCATCACAGGTGAGGGAATCCAGGTAAGGGAAATCGGAGACCGTATTGCCCTCCTGGACAGGGATGTAACCCCTCTACTCGTGATGTCCATCAACGCCAAGCGCAAGAAACCCTCCAAGAGTCCCCGCATCGAGCAGATTGAAGACGATGTGCGTGGTCTGTGGGACTACCACGCCAGCAATGCGACCATCAGTTCGGTCGCCACGGGCATCCTGGTCAGCGACGGGACGCTGTTTGCCGTGGGCGACTTGGTGGCCGTCCAGAAAGCGAATTCCAGTTCCGCAGCCGAGGAAATCGTCCGCGTGACGGCAATCAGTTCCAACACTCTGACCGTTACCCGTAGCATCGGTGGTGCCGGGCAGGACAGCATCAATGTCGGTCAGGCACTCCGCATCATCGGTTCGGCCTTCGCGGAAGGGGCGGCTCTGGGCTCTGTCCGTTCGACCACCAAGAGCACCATCACCTCCTACACGCAGATTTTCCGTGAGCCGATTCAGATCACCGGCACTATGCAGGCCACGGAAGTCTACGGCGAGCCGGACGAGGAATACCAGATTGCCAAGGCCCAGATCGAGCTGAAGAAGCAGATCGAGGCTGCGGGACTCTGGGGCAGGGCTTCGGAAAGTCTTGCGGCTCCTGCGAGCGTGCGCACCACGATGGGGTTCAAGTCGCGCGTCAGCACGAACGTCAACGACATGGCGACGACTGCCACCCTGACGAAGTGGAACACCGTGTCGGAGACTGCCTTCCGGTACAGCCAGCACCGCAAGTTGCTCATTGCTGCGCCGGCAGTCCATTCAGGGATCAACTACTTCGCGCAGAACGCCCTGAAGACTGAAGTGGAAAGCACCGTCTTTGGTGTCAACATCAAGCGGTTCATGTTGCCGCACGGCGAGTTGCTCCTGGCTCCGAACTGGCTGATGGAGGCGGGGGTTGCGTCACAGGCCGGGTACAACGATGAGTTCTACATCATCGACCTGGAAGCTGTGACTCTCTTCTACCTCAACGGCAACGGCGTCAACCGTGACGTGGCGCTCTACAGGGACGTGGTCAAGGCTGGGGCGGACGCCACCACCCACGAAGTCCGGGGCGAACTCGCGTGGATCGTCGTGAACGAGAAGAAGCATAGCAGAGGTTTTAATTGCTCTGCTTATGCGTGAAACGGCGTTGCCACGGTACGCGTGAACCTCCGATTTGTGAGACCTCGCGGCTCGGGAACATCGGTCGGAGGGCGATTCCAACGCCCTCCGGCCTTTCCTGGCCCTTGAGGTCACGGGAGTCTTATGGGTACTCGCAGAAAGTGGAAATGCACGACGTGCGATGAAGAGTTTTTGACTGGCCAGTGGTTCGGGTGTTGTGGCGAGGAAGGCCGGAAACACTCGGTGGCACCGAAAAAGTATTGGTCGGCGGATAGTCTGGGGCTGGTGATTCACTGGAAGACCGACCAAACGGTCCCTGCCGCCGAGGGCAAGGGTGCGGTTATCCGCATCCCCGGCGCCCACGCCAGTTTCCTCGCCGGTCGCTATACCTCGACGGATGCAGAGGAGCAGGAAACTCTCGACCGCAATCCGTCGCTCTGCACCGAAGATGAATTCGTTGCCAAACGCCTGTCTCCAGAAATCCGGGCTCAACGGGCGACCACGAAAGTGACCGAGATGCAGACGCTCCTCGATGAGCAGCAAGCGGAACTGGTAAAGCTGAGGGCGGAAAAGGCGAGTTCGGCGGGAGATGCCGGTGGCGGAGAAAAGTCACCGAACCGAAAGCGCTGAGGCTGTTCCTCGGTGTCGTCAGTGCGGCAGGGAAATGGTTCTCGGCGGTGAGGCACCCCTGTGCCCTCGGGGGTGCTTCATCACCGATACCCGTTCCAGCGCACATGTCTACACGGGCAAGATTTTGTGGCTCGGCAGCGAGGTCTACGGGAAAAAGAGGTTGCTTTCTGACGAACTCAGGGCCGACACCGAGGCCGATATGGTAGGGAAGGGTTAGATGGCCGTAGTCGACGTGCTTTGTCCCCAGTACAAAATGCCTCACCCGGCCATGTGGGAAGCCACGAACCGGATGATGGAATTTTCCGCGTGTAAGTGCGCATTCCGGGCCATTCAGACCGCACATCTCTCGAAGGGTCGCGTCGATCCAAGGGAAATCCACCATCCAGCCGAATGTCCCAAGGGCAAGCATGACGTCTTCATGCCTCCCCGCCTTTCGTCTTGCGTGATTCACTGGACCAGGAATGTTCTTTTGGAACAGCGGCGACCGAACTGCGACTATGTTTTGTTCATGGATGACGACATCGTCCCCGAGCCGGATTATCTCGACCGACTTCTAGCGCACAAAAAGGACATCGTCGGCGGACTCTGCACGCAGCGTCAGGACCCACCCAGGCCGACGATTCGGCAGTGGATGGAGGAAACCCAGAACTACGGGGCGCTGATCGAGTGGCCGCACGGAGGTCTTATCGAGGTGGACGCGATAGGGACTGGGTTTCTGCTTCTCAGCCGAAGGGTGATTGAAGACGTTGCCCGCGCCTACCACCCCAAGGAATACGCCAAAGACGGAAGAGGGTGGTGGTTTCGATTCAAATGGGGACCACTGGGCGGCGAGTTTGGAGAGGATATTTCGTTTTCGTGGAAGGCCCAGCGCATCGGGTTTCAGATCTACTGCGACACTTCAGTGACGCCGGGGCATGTCGGGGATTACCCATACTCAATCAAGGACTTCTTCGAGCACCAAAAAGCCTACATCGAAGGGGTCGTCGGATTAACCGAAGAGGCGAAAGCCGTTCGAACTCTGAAAGCGACGGGGGCGTAGAGTTGGCCTACACGAAGCAACAGATTATTGACCTCGCTACCGAACTCGCCGAAGGGCGTGGGATTAAGTTGAATCTCAAGGCCTGGCTAGACCTAGAAATCTCTCAGATCATCCAGGAGAAGCGGTACTGGTGGCGCCGCAAGGTGGCGACGGTGGACTCCGTGGTGGGGACGTCCGAGTACGACCTGTCGAAGGCTGGCTTGGACGAAGCAGATGACCTTGAGCAAATCATCTCAGTGTACCGACTGAATGCGGACGGCAGTGCGGACAAACTCTACTTCGAGGGTGACGAAGACAACGTCCAGGCATTTCTGGCTGACACCACGCAGGGGGAACCGAGTGTGTACTTCCCCTATCCTGGAGCACCGCTAACCCTGTGCCTGAAGATGAATCCCGACGCGGTGGCAACTTACCAGATAACGTACTGGGCGGGATTCAACATCCACGGCGATGTCTCGGACGATGAAATCCCCCTCATCCCACCGACATACCACAACGTCCCACTCTTGGCCCTGATCCGGCGGGTTTACCTACACCTGTTTGGCCAGAAGGATTCTCGATTTGTGGTGGCCGACAGGGACTTCGAGCGCGCCTTGGAGAGGTTAAAGGCGTTTAACTCGCCATCTCAGGAGGCTGTGACTGAACTTCGCACATCTGACTCCGATGCGACTGTGAGGAGTACGAACTGATGGAGGCCGTTTTCGTTCATCAGGACCATCTGCACACGAACGTTGTTCCGGTCCGCAAGCACCATCCCGAGGCCTACCGGTTTGGAGGTCGAGGAATGGGATGCGGGTCCGGGGCATGGCCGAAATCGTACTGGCTGAAGTTCCACACGGATGGGTTCCACGAGTTCTTTGTCGAGGTCTGCGACCGCGAACTGGTCATAAGCGATGAACTGGCTCAGACATTTCCGCTGGTAGCCGAGGCGGTCGGGATGGATGCGACACCAGTTCCGAGTGCGCCGAGTTGAGGTCTAAGTGCCTACGGGCAGAACTGTAGAGCAATTCGCTTTTTCTGGGGTTGACTCGCGGTCGAATCCGCTGGCCATGCCACCGGGTAAGTGTCTCCGGTCGGTCAATTGGGTCAGGGCGGAAGCCGGGTACCTGAAACTGAGACATGGGTATTCGAACGTCACGATGTCAACCGTCAGCGCAGTCTCGATTCACTCCGCCGTAGCGGTCCAGCAGTTGAAGACCTCGCTCTGGGAGCGAAGGATTCTGTTCGGCCAGGGGAACGCCGTCAAGGCACTCGAACTTGGGGCGGTCGGGACCGTCACCGGCATCACAACAATGCCGTCAACCTTGTCGTGGGGGTCATTTCTCCTCGACAACCTGTTTTTCTGGGGCACGGGATGGTCTAGCGTGAAGTCCTTTGACGGAACCACCGCTAGGTTCGCGGGCCTGGGTGCGCCGGCAGCGGCCTCCTGCTCCTCTGTTTCGGTGTCGGAAAGTACTGCGGCAACCGGAACCTGGAGCGGCACCACGCTCTCTGGATTTCAGTTCTACATGGCGTGGTATCGCCCGCAGACGGGAGAGGTTGGCAACCGCACGGCGATTGGAAGCCGACTGACAATTCCAAGTACCAGTACACAGTCGGTGGTGGTATTGACCGGCCTTCCCGACCCCGCAGGCGACAGCGAGGTGGTCAAACTCCTTGGCAGGACCCCGGACGGGGGCGAGGTGCCCTACGCCCTGGTTACAAGTACGGGAAGTTGGGTTGTTGCCGGTAACACCGCAACCGTGGCGACAATCAACCTTTGGGACGTGGATTATATGTCGGAACTGCCGACGCGGAATATCGTCCCCCCGAGCTACCTGCAAAAGTTCGCAGTGGCGCTGGGAAGGGTTTATGCGGTTGGCGACCCGGAGGCCGACTCTAGTTGTCTGGGAAAAGTCTTCTACAGCGAGTCGGAGTCGGATATCGAGCAAGGCGCCTTCGTAGGCAGACCGGTCTCCTGCTGGCCAGCCAACAACTGTCGGTATTTTCCCACGGGTGAGCATCCGCGCGGCGTTCACGGGGTCGAAAACGAGGCGTGGGTTTTCACGCGGAACCATCTCGGCATCTTGAGTGAACTGGGAACCGTCTATGCCGGAGATGGACAGTCGCACCCGGACTGGCGCGCGATCTTTCCCGAGGGACTTGCGGGCCAACGGGCCTTTGCCATGACAAGGTACGGACCGTTCTGGGTCAACGCAGACAAGCAGATCGTCACGATGGGGCCTGCGGGACCGGTTCCAGTAAGCGGTGAGCACGAAGCCGCCTTGCTGGGCAAGATTGCCGATTCGGCCATCGAGGACATCGAGGTGGCGTGGCACCTCGATCCATCCAAACACATTGACCGACTGTACGTGAAGGCTACGGACGACGACGGCGCCCCAGTGGTTGTAGTTCACGACTTCGGAATCGGGGGTCAGGGATACGAGTATGAGTACTCAGGCATGACGCCGACCGTCTTGGTTCGCGGTTGCCAAGGGATGCTCTCCGCCCTTGATGTGAACGACGTGGCGCGGCTGTGGGCAGGAAATGAGGCCGGTCGGATAGTTCGCCTCGAAGAGGGCGACTCCGACAACGGCGCAACGTACAGCGCCGACGCTGTGGCGCGGGTCAATCTCGGGCCGGGGGAACCCCTGTTTTCCTCGATAGGGTTTACGGGCGACAGCAACGTGGTCATAACGGCATCTCGCCGACTCGATCTGGACCTGACCGATTTGAACGCAGTCGCGCCGTGTGCAGTAACGGAGATCGACAAGGACGCTGGCGAGTACAGAGCCAGGATCGAGGAGGGTGGTCAGTTCATGCTATTGAGGCTTCAACTGACAAGCCACCATGCCGACGGAACTCTGGATGACGGCGAAACTCCCGGCTTGCCGGTAAATCTCTATGGCCGGGTTTATGCCGTGCGACCGGAATTTGGGATGGGGGCATTGTCGTGATTGTCAATTCGTGGCAGAAGGAAACTGGAGTCGGACACGGACCCGTCGTACTTTTCCGGGGGATTCCTGCGCCACCGCGAAACCTGCGGTGTTCGTCCGGCACGATGGAAGTTCTGGTCACCTGGAACGCGCCACCGCACCTACTGGGCGTGGATGGATTCAGGGTTTACCAAACGACCGAGAACAACCTCGTGTGGAGTACTAAAGATCGAACCGTTCGTCAGACCAGGATAAAGATGCCAGCGAACACGACGGACAATTTCTTCGTGAGTTCGGTAAGTGAGTTTGGGCGTGAGTCGGCCAAAATCCCAGTACAAGGGAGTTCCGATACCAATAAGTACGTCCTAACTGGAACGTCGGGTGAGACCGGCGGAACTGGCGCATCAGGTGGGGCCGAGTGGAGCCAAGAACCAGGCGGCGGTCGAGCGAGAAGGCGGTAATGAGCACAGCGATTGTCCCAGTGCAATTCAAGGCGGACGGGCAACCAGCAAATTCGACACTCTATGCGGCCGTCGCGGAATTCTGCCGACGGGAGTTCAAGAAAGTCCCCCCGCTGGACAAGTTGGGCAAGTTGTGGGCTGCGATTGAATATCCACCAGAGGGGCCAGCCTTCGAGGTTGTGGGAGTCGGCGGAATGCTCCAGCAGGTGGATATTCCCCTGTTTCACACCACTTCGGAAAGGGCCACACTCGAACTTTACAGAAGGATGGCGGCCTACCTAGTCGATACCGCGGGGCCGGGCGTGGCCACGTTCGTGTTTGTAGACCCCGCCAAGGAACCCGGCTGGAAACTGTTTCTGGACAGAATCGGAGCCAAGCCAGCGAACCGATGGGTTCTGAGGTGCGGAACGGAATTGGAGGAATGACATGTGCGGCGGCGGTGGTGACGATCCACGAACGAACTACGGCGGAGTCGAACGGACGACAGCAGCTCTTACGGAACAGGAAGCGAAGAGGAGGGAGGAAGCCTTCGGCGCCGCCAGCCCCTTCTTCAAGAGTCGGATGGCAGGAGGTCTGCCCTATCGGTCGGAACTCCTCGACTTCTCTGGGGGCACCCTGGCGCGTTCGGCGGCACCATTGCGGGCCTCACTCTTCCGGCGGAACGCGATGGGTGGCGGCAACCCCAACGATCCCGCGTTTATGCAGACCCTTGCGGACTTCAACGCGAAATTGGCACGAGGCTTCGATGACAGGACGTACAACGTCCTGATGATGGACGAGGCGACACGACAGGCAGCGGCCCAGTCAATGGCCAACATCGCCGGAGGGTCGAACCCGGCACAACTTCTGTCAATTTGGCAAAATTACGTGTCTAACAAGTAGGGGGGGGAAAGATGTGCTGGCAAGCGGTATTGTTAGGAGTCCAAATCGCGGCCTCCGGGACGCAGGCGGCGAAGAACACGGGTCTGTTCGGCCAACCTGAAGAAGCGTCAAAGACCACGCCTGATGTATCGGCACCTGGACCGCTCTTTCCCAACCCAGGCAACTTCACGGACTTCTTGATGCGCCAAGGGGCGGTGGGTGCGAATCCGTTTTCTGGCGCTTGGGCCTCAGGCGGATTCGGAGGTGAGTGAGATGGGCGGATTCGGAGGTATGAGCGGATTCGTTGGTGACCAAATGGCAGGAGTCCCAAACTGGCTCTTGCTGGCGGCACACCCAGAGTTGGCTAAGATGATGGGCCTTGGAGGGATGCTAGGTTCGGCACCACCGTCCTCTGGGGGAGTTCCAGGAGTGCCCGCAGAACCGACCCTACCATTGCCTGGAGGGGTTGGCGGAGTGGCAGGGAAAGCGTCTGCGGCTGGAACGGCAGGAGCCGATGGCGGAGGCTACAGAAAGGTCGAACCTACGCGGACCGAGTGGGAAGACCTCTACCGGAGACTAACAGAGCCAAAGCCCCAGCCCACTCGCCTTCAGTCGTTCGCAGCCCTCGCAGCGCCGGTCCTCCAGGCCATGGGAGCAGCGTTCGCTGGCCCGCGCCGGGGGCATAGATTTGGTCAGCCCTTCCTGGGCGCGGCGCTTGCAGGGGGCGGTGGGGTCTTGCAGACTCTCGCGGGACGCCCGCAGGCCAAGTGGGAGCAAGGCCTGGAACAGGCAGGCCGAGAATACGCTGCGCGGGTTGGCATTGCCAAGGCCACCACGCCAACTGCCAAGGAAGAGACCCTCTACGACGTATTCGACAAGATGAGGCGCGAGTCGGTCAAGGCCACCGCAGCGCAGATTCAGGCGGAGCCTGAGAGATACACCCTGGTCCCGCCGAAGCCGGGGGCGGAGCAAGCACCCCATACCCAGACCTTCAACGTGGGCGGCCAGGATGTGCCCCACCAGTGGAACGCAGAGACGAAAACCTGGGAACCGATCAGCATCACGGTCCCGCCAGGACCAGAACTCAATCCGGCCACTACCGGAGCAAATCAATTCTGGCTCCCCGAGGCCATGAAGCCCGAGGCGGCGGGCAAGTTCGTCGTTCATCCGTCTGTGCCGACAAAAGTTCGGGCGCTGGCGCCGAAGGGGAAGGTGACGGAGAAATTCGAGACTCTGGACCAGCGGTATTCCGCAGCCGTCGAGAGTGGAGACCTAGTGGGCCAGGCGACGATCCTGAAGGCCATGCGGAAGAAGGCTGTGGCGACGCACATTTCGGAACCCAAGGGACCAACGGCCCGCGAGGAGACCGACCAGCGCGAGGCTGAGGCATTCGATACGGCGGGTCTGTTGATTCAGCAGGTAGATCCGAAGGTCGCGGTTTCGGGCGATCCGCTGGAGATATACAAGGCGGCCACCAAGTCCCTCTACCAACGCGCTTCAGGGGCCGGTGTTTCGGCGAGAACCAAAGCCTCCCTGCCTCTGGTTGAGTCTGCACTCTACCGGCAACTCCAGATGAGATACCGGGACTCTCCCCAGGTGGCGGCCATGAAGAAACTTTTCGAGACTCAGACCGGGGCGACCGCGCCGACGGAGGAGTGACGTGGCCGAACGGAGGACCCTAGCGGAGGAACTTGGGCTTGCGGTTGCCCCTGTGCAGCCGACAGCACTGGCGAAGGAACTGGGTCTGACACCAGCAATTCCGGGCGCTGCTCTTCCCTCCTTGGTTCCTGCACATCCGGCCGCGGTGGCCCCTGGTCTGCCCGGATTGCCGCCTCTGCAACTTCCCCCCGGCCACGTTCCCGCTGCCGTCGTCCCGCCCACTGCCGAAGATTTGACCCCGCTGGGGCTTCCGGCCCCACTACCGCCATCGCCGGTGTCTCGTCCCGAACAACGACCGGTCTCCCCGACTTTTGCAACGGCTAGGATTCCTGCGATGCCGCCAGCGGAGCCTCTGCCGCCAGTCCTTGCTGCGCCACCACCGGTAACTGCACCGGCGGCCCAGGCACCACGCAAGCCGCAGGGCATTCCGTCCTTGGTCGGCGCGAAGTACGGTGCTGGCAAACCCTTCGTAACGGGTCAAGAACTAACCGCTGAGACCGAGGCTGGTCGCAAAGCGGTATTCGACGGTCTCATCTCGCCAGAGAAGATAACGCAGTTCCTGGCCGGAGGAAGAACGCCGAAGGAGATACAAGAAGAACTTGCCAACCCCAACATCCGCAAGAACCGGACGGAGGCGTTTCTACTTGGCGCTGCCGAAAGCGGCGGGAGGGTCCTGTCAGGATTCACGTCGCCGTTCAATCTTGCTTTGATGGCGGCGGGTTACGGCGTCGCCAAGGCCTTCAAGACTGCGACTGAATCCCTAACGGCTGCAAAGGCGGCTGTGGCGGACTACTCAGCGTTGAGGGCGGCGGGTGCATCGTCAGCCACCCTCCTTCCAGCCTACCAGAAGGCCGTTATCGCCTACGAGGCCGCCAAGATGGCCCACAACACCGCACAGGCAGCACGGATTGCCTCTGGCGCCGTCGGAGCAGGATTTGTAGGCGAAGGAACCAAGAACTTCACAGAGGCCAAGAACCTTGAGGGGAAACTGGCTGCCGCCTCCCAGGTACTCTTCGGTGCGGCGGGTGTGGCCGGGGCCGCGATGGGTCCAAGACCGAAGTTCGTCACGACCGAACCGCCAGCGTTCAGGCCAGCCAGAGAGTTGCCTACCGCTCCGCAACGTGCCCTGCCGGCGCCGACTGAACCTGTGGCGCAACCCGGAGTTGCCCCGACTCCCGTGCCCGTACCTCAAGTGGGTGCGGTCGTCCCCAAACCGGTTACGGCAGAAGCCCCACCGGCTCCGAAAGTTGAACCACCCCCAGGCGTTCAAGGCAAAGTCGTTGCCATTGACGCACACACAAAACTGCCAATCGTGGATACCGGAGAACGTCGTCTCGACCGTGGCCTTCGCATGGAAGTCCAAGAACACATGCGCCTGTCGGGAGAGAAGAATCCCCAAGCGGCGTTGCAGGACATTCTGGAGGCACGGGCGGAAAAGGTTCGCGCTCAAGGAACCCCAGTACCAGGGGTCGCGCCTACGGCTCCGGTCGTCCCCGAAGCCGCCGCGCCGAAACCGACACTGCCCGAACCCGCGAAGGCCCCAGAGAAGGCCGCTGTCGTCCAAGGCCGGGGAATTCGCCAGATAGTCGAAGGTGCGGGCGGTAAGTACAAAGGAATCCAAGAGGCAGTCGGGGATGCCCCGGCGCTGGTCCTGTTCAACGAACCCTCGATTGGCAGCACCTTAGCCGTGCCACTGGAAGGGGTGACAGAGGCAAGAGTCAAGGAACGGTTGGCGGAATTCGCGCGCAAGCAGGCACCCCCCGCACTGGAGAAACCGCCAGTTGCCGAAGTGGGAAAACCGCAACCTGGCGGCAAAGAAGTCTGGCAGATGACGCCGGAGGAGCGTACCGCAGAGGTCAAAACGCTGCGTGCGGAAAACCGAGCGGTTCTCGCCACCCCACTCATGTCCGAAGGTGGAATTTCTCCCTGGCAAGTCGGCCAGATGGGTAAGCAGCAACGTGCGACTTGGGAAAAGAATACGATGCGGAGGATGGACATCGAATCCCGAATCCGCACATTGGAATCCGATGAGAGAATCGCCCAGGCCAAGGCAAGGGCCGAGGCCAAGAGCACCGAAGACCGAGGTAGAACCCCGTATATTTGGAGGAGAGACGAGTGGGTTGCCAAGGCCATTGCCGAGAAACCCCAGTCGCTGTCGCATCTGACGGATAAGCAGTTTGCGAAATTCGAGGGTAACCGCCATGCCAAAAGCATCGCCTGGGCGGTGAAGAATGGCAAACCTGTCCCCCCCGAAGTCCTGAAGGATTACCCCGACCTTGCAGCGAAGTACAGCGTGGGGGCGGAGCCGGAAAAACGACACCCTGCGACTCCAGAAGCCAGGGAAACAACGGCCGCCCCCGCGCTAGTCCCGCCAGAAGCCACTGTGGCGAAACCACCAGCCCCAACTGCGGCGACAGAACCCCGACCGGACTTCGCGCATGAGCAGGAACTTCGGCGAATCCAGACCTTGCCGCGTGTACGAGCCCAAGTCGAAGACCTACTGGCGAAGGTGAACAAATCGGTTGGGACGAAGCGACTCAACGCCGTCGAGGAATTGCGGAACGCCGTCCTGGAGGGCAGAGAACTTCAGGCACGCATTGAAAAATACGAGGCTGACCCCTCCCAGCGACCCGTACTGACCGAGGAAGAGCGCGATGCCCTGAAGGCGAAGGTGCGCACACTCTCCGAACCGCAGGTCATTGAGGCAGGGTCGGATTACGTCGCGGGTGGCCGTGCGGCGGTCCCGACCGAGGGCATTCTTCCCCCTTCGAAGGGGTTGGCACCCCCACCTTCGAAGGTCCCGGCACGACCGATTCATCCGTCCGTCCGTGCGGTCGGTCCGAGGAAGATTGACGACTCGGCCCTCCACAATGCGGTAAGAGAGAAGAAGTCCACAATCCCAATCCTGGTGGATTCGCTTGCCAAGGGCGGTGAACTTTACTCAACCGACCTTGAGGTATGGGCCAAGACGAAGACCGATCTGGCGGACGGAATGTACCAGCGGGTCGGAAACGACTTGCAACCTGATCCAGGTCAGAAGGCCGACCAGTTTCCAGTGTGGCCGGAACTGAAGGAGAAAAAGCCAGCCGCCGTCCTGAACGACCCTGACATCCTGCGTGCAGCACAGAGTCACATATCGAAAGGGGTATCACGGTACGAACTCAACGGCGCACTGATAAAGGCAGAGGGCGGAAAAGTCACCATCGCGGCCACGGACGGCCATCGGCTGATTGCCAAGACGGTAGAATCGCCGGGTGCGGCTGACTTTCGGGTTCTTGTGCCCGCGAAAGCCCTTGGTATCGTCGGTACTCACGCGAAAGGAAATCCAGTCAGCATCTCGGTCGGTACCGGCGGCGGTGATGAGTCCCCGAAGATCATCTTCCGCTTTGGCGGCGCGGAGGTCATAAGCAGGAACCTCAGTGGGACTTTCCCGAACTATGAGGCGGTGTTGCCTCGGGAGGCGTCCGAGGTGTACGCCGTCAACAGGGCCGAATTGGCACAGGCACTCAAGACATTGGTGCTATTTGCTGACCCGCGCAGTCCTGGAGTCATCATTGAACCGTCCAAGGACAGCTGGCGGCTCACGACCGGCGACAAGGACAGGAAAATCAGTAAGACAGTCGAAATTCCGGTCAGGACTTCCCCTGGAGGCAGTCTAAGGCGAGAGAACATCGGCGTGGTTATGTCGCTGAGGCCAGACGCAGCCCACGACTATCTGGATCGAGAGAAGGCGGCTCCTCTGACCGAGGGATACTTCGTTCTCAACGCGAAGTACCTCCTCGACGCAACGGCATCCGGCAAGACGAGTGACTTGTATCTGGGGATGCCGAAGGCGGGTTCCCAAGCATTCACCTACACAGACGACAACCCGGTCGTCGGGCCAGTGGGGAAGGTCGAACTGGTCGCAAGGACGCACCCTGCGGCACGACCCATCCACCCGTCCGTGTCTAGAGCCAAGCGATTACCGCCAAAAAGACGGAGGCTGGCAGCGCCCCAAAACATCTCCGATTTCGATCCGAGTAGAGATGTTGTCATCCGGCGGGGCGACCGCACCTTCGTAGTGGACAAAAGGGGCGAGCACGCTGAAGTAGAAGTTCAATCCGATGTCTTGACGCCAGAATTCCGGGAGAACATTGCAAAACTAAACCCCCAGCAACGTTCAAGGATGGCGGAAGAAGTCAGGGGAAGTCGTTATCTATCGAGTGAAGGTAGGGCAGAGCGTTTGGCCTTGCTGGAGGAGCTGGAAGGGAAAGTCCCGCCACTGGCACCCATCCCTCCCGGCCCTGGTGCAATGACCGCAGGGGCAGTGGGGGAGGCTTATCAGGGGACGCCCCTAGAGCAACTCGGCCAAAGAGTAAGAGAGATAAGGGAGGCGGGGCCAGGGCCGGTGACACCCTCCGCCACGGCGGCCAAACTGCCTCCGCCGGTTGGCGAGGCTCCACCCCCGCCTACTACGCCGGTTGCTGCCGCGACCGCCTTTGACGAAGCGAAGGCAATGGCAAGCAAGATTTGGGAGTGGTACAAAAACGGGTATACGGTAACGGACTTCAAGAGGGCCATCAGAAAATTCTCAGGGGCAGAATACAGGAGTTCCCTGGCTGCCGATGAATTTGCCGAACAGATGAAGCGGGCGGTGCCCGACCCACTCAGGCAGGAAGCGATACTTAACTGGATTGAAGCCGAAGGTGATGAGGCTGTCCTCCGCCAGCGTGCGGTTGCATCGGCCCCGGATGTTCGAGCTGGGTACGAAGCGGCACTGACGCTGACTGGGCAGGAAAGGACTTACGCCCGACAGGCGGAGGGGTACTACTCGGATCAACTGGAAAGGGGCCAGGAGGCCGGAATCCTGGAGGAGGGCGTTAAGGCCTATGCAACTCACCTCTGGAACCGACCCAATGCGGTCGGCAAGGCGCTGGCGTCGGAATTCGTCGAAGGAAGGTTGCAACCCAACTTCAAGTTCGCCAAGCGGCGAGTTTTCGCCAGCGACTTTGAAGGTGAGCAGGCTGGATTCAGAAGTCCAAACAAGAGTTTCGCCTACCGGATTTTGGTGTACAACGCTTCATTCGAGAAGTCCCTGTACTCGCGTGCCTTGATTAAGTCACTCTTGAAGGGAAAGGCCAAGGACGGTCGGCCCCTAGCCGCCGTGTCGGGCAAAGGCGTGCCGATAACGGAACCGCCAGAGGCCCAACTGGTGAAGCCGCACGCGAAACCAGAGGAAATCAGAGACTACAAGGAAATTCCGCATCCAGCGTTGAGGAAGTGGAAGTGGGTTGGGAAGGACGTGATGGGCAGACCGACCTACCTCCAAGGCGATGTCGTCATTCACCCCGAGGCCTACACGAAACTCAGAAACATCCTGGGGAAGTCAGCGATCCGAGAGTGGCAGGTTGGTGGATACCGGCCCGGACGAGCCATCATGCGGTTCAGTTCCGAAATGAAGCAAGTCCTTCTCTCGTTCGCCACCTTCCATCAGGTTACGATTGGGGTTCACGGACTGGAACATCGGGCCAATGCCTTCAATCCCATCCACATCGACCTGACGCAATCCGACCAGGCGGCCTTGGTTGACGCAGGATGGGGTGGAGCGGGCGGCCAGGACTGGCGCGAGCAGTTTATGGAGGGTGTTGCTTCGGGCGGACTCCTACACAAAGTTCCCCTGATTGGACCCGTCCTCCATTGGTACACGCGGCAGCTTTTCGGCAACCGGGGATATGTCCGGCGAGTAGGGATGACGATGGCCCTGCACGCGCTGCGGAGGAACCGTCAGCGATACGCAGACACGGAGACCGAGGAGCAAATTCTCTGGCGGACGGCGGACCAGAGCAACGCAGCCTTCGGGATGCTGAACTATACCGTTCTGGGCCGCAACAAGACCCTCCAAGACATCTTTAGGCTCCTCTGCCTGGCACCGAACTTCACCGAGTCCCGTGCGAGGTTCGTAGGGCAAGCTCTCAGGCCGGGGGGCCAGGAACAATTGGTCGCACTCCTGGGCGGAGCGGTTGTGCTCTACACGATTGCCCGGCTACTGTCCAAGCTGGCGGACGACGACTGGCACTGGGACCGTCGCTTCAACACGGTGATCAGAGGTCACGAGTACTCGTTCCGGTCTATCCAAGGCGACATTTATCACCTTTACGACGACCCACGCGGATTTCTCTACAACAGGATGAATCCGACGTACCTCCGACCCGTAGTCGAAGCCCTCAGCGGGAGGGACAGGTTCGGGAAGAAGCGCGGGTTTATGCGCCAGTTCCAGGACTGGCTGGTGGGCCAGTCGCCGATCCCGATTCAGGGATTTCTCAATCCATCGCGCGACTACGGCATCCTGCAATCCGCCCTTCAGGCGATTGGAGCCTACGAACGGAAGTTCCGCACGCGGGCGGAGCGGCTGGCACGCGAGAAGGTCTACGAAACCCTCCCGCTTTCCGAGCAGACTAGGGAGCAGGAGGCCAAGGGCCGACTGATGGCCGGTCTCGTGGAAAACGTCAGGGCGGGAGAACGACCGACGGCAGAGATTCGCCAAAAGGCTGGCAATCTGTCGCCCGCCGAAATGCAGACCATTCTCCGGCGTGGGAGTTCGACGCAACTTGCGGAGGACTTCAAGCGACTACCCATCAAGGAAGCCGCCGAGGTCTGGATTGCGGCAGATGCCAAGGAACGGAGAACGCTTCGTCCCCTGTTTCTGGAAAAGGCGACCAATGCGATAAAGAAAGCCGCACCATCAGAGGTAGCCGAGATAACGGATATCGTCAGGGCGGCGCTGGGAGAGACCGTCACGCCTGCCGTTCCGTTTGCAGGTCTCTACCGACAAGTCAGGAAGTTCTGGCATCCAGGGGTCGCCCCGACAAAACCAACCAGTCCAGCCGTAGCGGCGGCTCGCCCCTGATTTGACACAGGTGCAGGGCAAGCGACTATGATTGAACCGTGGCAACTCCCTCACCAACAACCCCCCACGATTGCGACTCGGGACTCGATTGGCTGGGGCTTTCGGCTAGGCAGGGATACCAGTTTGGCCTCCTCCCACTGGTTATCTGGCTGGAGGCTAGAAATCAACCCTACGAGGCAATGGTCGCCGTCGGATGGGTGGTTCGTAACCGCGTGGAGAGTCCGAAATGGTGGGGATGGGACTTTCCATCGGTCATATTGGAGCACTACAGCGGGACCTATCAGTTCTCCTCGTTCGACGAGGACGACCCAAACTCAGAGAAATTTCCAAAGGGACACGAACCGGCGTGGGCGGAATGCCTGCGGGCGGCTGCGGCGGTCTTCACGCGGTCGGTTCAGGACCCGACGGGTGCAGCCACGCACTACCACGACCACACGATACGACCACCGGGTTGGACCAAGGGCATGACCAAGACCGCTGAGATCGGAGCGTTTTCGTTCTACAAATGACATGTGCCGCCAAACCGTTTTCGTTGCCGGCCCGACTCCCCCGACGGTTGTGGGTCTGGAACTGCGACTCTCGGGCGGGACGGACGGGAGATGCCGCGACAAACGCTCCCAGACACGGCATCAGGCGGCACCAAGAATCACATGCTAATTGGGTTCATCGGTCGGGCGAGGGCTGGTAAGACCACGGCGACGGAAGCCATAGGAGCTAGGTGCCGTGAACGTCGCCTGACCTGTGCCATCTACGACATCGGGGAAATCGTCCGGCAGAGAGCTGTCAAACTCGGGGTTCTCCCAGACAAGTCACGGGAATCCTTGAGCCCCGCTGACCTTTCAACCCTCATCTCGTTCGGTGCGGTGGGTCGGCGGGACGGGATATTCCTGGGCGAACTAGAGGCTCGGCTCGAACACGAACGGCCCCAGGTCGCACTCGTCCCGAACATCCGATTTCGGGATGAACTTCACTGGTGCCGGAGTCGCGCCGGGATTATCGTCCGTGTTCAACGCCGGAACCCAGATGGAAGTCCCTTTATCTCCCTTGACCGAGATCCTAACGACCCCTCGGAATCCTCACTTTGGAACGCGGTGCCAGACTTCATCCTCGACAATGTAGACGCACGACTCCTCCGCCGTCAGGCTGCGACCCTTTTTGACTACCTCCGGGAAAGAGGCGAACTTGGCTGCAAAGAAAGGACTCAAATTCCAGGGAAAGCCGGTGGAATTGGCGTCACTCCTGGGGGTTGAAGGGCGACTGGTTGCGACGCTGGAGGCGTTGCCAGAGGATGAAGTTTTCACCTACGGCGACATCGCGGACCGAAGCAAAATCAATCCCGACACCCTTCAGAATGCCGCACGGAAGCCACGGTTCGGGAAGTTCCGATACCGACTTGGTCGCCGCACGTTCTGGGGGCGTCCGGTGGCCATCGCCGAACTGAGAAGGAGGACTCGTGGCGACAATTGACCAAGTCGTGGCCACTGAGAAAGGTGATCCAGTAGCCGACGAAAGGTTACTGGCCACACTTCGGAGCATTCGAGCCAAGAGAAAGAGGGTGGCCAGAATCTACCGACCGCAACCGGAGACAGGATTTCCCGAACTTTTTGTGGATGTGCCGGACTCCTGGCCGCATGTTGACCTAGCGCCACTGTATGACGTTCACCTGGGCCACAGGAAGCACCTGGACCAGATGTTCGCCAAGCATACCGCCTGGATGTTGAGGAATCCGTATCTCCTGACATTCGACGGCGGCGACCTCATCGAGAACGCCAACAAGTTCTCCGTTGGGTCCGGCGTTTACGAGCAGGATTTCACACCTGATAACCAGATCGTCGGTGCATTGTCCGTCGCGGCCCGACTTTGGCACAAGATGCTCTTCAAGCTCCCCGGCAATCACGAACATCGAACCATGAAGGACATGGGGGTGGACATCGGTCGGTGGATAGCCGTGATGGAGGAGGTTCCCTACTTTGCCGATTTCTGTTTTTGTACAATCCGCTTTCGGGGAAACAACTTCCGTTTGGCCGCGCACCACGGGGTAGGAGCGGCAACGACGGCCGGCGCCCAGAGGATGGCGGCACGGAAGACCTTGCCTTGGGCCAAGGCCGACATCATCTGGACTGGCCACCAGCACGCCCCGCTGATCGACCCTGTCTACCAGACGGACTATGACCAGAAGACGGGGAGGATTTTCGAACGGGATGGAATCGTGGTGATTTCGCCTTCCTACCTGGGATACTTTGAGACCTACGCGGCCCGGAAGATGATGGTGCCTGGCATTCCGGGTCTGCACCTGCTAACCCTCCAACCGGACGGTCGCATAGACGCCAACGTCCATGCAAGGGGCAGACGACTCTAGTGTGCTGCCAGCGTGCGAGTATTTGCCGCCTGTGTCCACTTCCGCCACCATCCGAGGTCACGGATTGCCGGTCGGTCAGACTACGAAAGCCCAGTCAAATTGCGGATTTCATTGACCCTTAAAGGTTTGGAGCGGGGGACGGGGATCGAACCCGCGACGTCCAGCTTGGGAAGCTGGCATTACACACGGAACCCGCGTTTTCAGCGACTTAGACCGCCACGGCGCGCCGAGTGTGCGAAATCAGCGGCAAGAGTCGGGGATTGTCAACCGTATCCTCGGCAATTGTCAACCACAGAGACCTGATTGTCAACCGCAGGGCGGAACGCCTGGGGCGCGTGGCCGTTCATTGCTGAGCAAGGAGTTTAGACCTTACAGCAACCGAGCAAGGAGGATTTTCACCGGCAACCCGTCGATTAGCCGTTCCAACCGCCTTCGCTCCTCAGCGGCCAGCATCCCCACGACCACGCGTCCCGGCGTTGCGACAGCCTGCTCAGGGTTCCAATCTACTCCGCAGACGAAGCCAAGTCAAGTCCAGAAACCAGGCGTCGCGCCCGCTCCTGGAGTTCCTGCACATAGGGACTGTAGTGACGTTCGACCACATACGTGGTAATCCCGAGTAGCTTTCCCACGTCGTAAACGGAAGCGCCCTGTTCGAGGAGACGCACGGCGAATGTATCGCGCCAGCGGTGGGAGTGCGCCCCCTGGACCCCAGCGCGTTTCCAGAGACGCCGTAGGATAGCGTCGAGCGTCTGAGGCAACGTGCGGGCGCCGGTGGAGGTGGGAAAGACGAACAGACTGGCTTGCTGGACGGCGCTCAAAGACTTGAGGTGTTCACGAAGCGCGGACAGAAGCCGTGGGTGGACGGGGATGGAGACGACCTTACCGCGCTTTTCGGTGCGGCGGATGATGAGGCTAGAGTCTAGGTGCAGGTCGGATTTCAAGAGGCCGCAGATGTCCCCGATGCGGAATCCGGTAAGAAGAAAGGTCAAGATGATGGCCGGGAGATCGGGGCGGGCGCGGGCGTGCGACGCAGTGAGCATCCGACTGATCTCGGCTTGGCTGAACGGCTGAGTATTCCGCGGTCGGCTACCGAGACCCTTGGAGTCCACTGGGTTCGAGTCCAGGAGACGGGACTTGACCGCGAAGGTAAAGACCCCGTGAAGAATGCGGAGATCGGATTTTAGACCCTCGGGTCCGAGGCCGGGATCGAGCGACCGCTGGCGAACGTAGTCGGCGATTACCAGAGTTGTGATTGTTCCGACCGACCGACTGGCCAGGAATTTGCCGAATCGGTCGCAGACGAACTCGTACTTGTGAAGGCTGGAGGGTCGGAGTCGCGGGCGGACGGAAGAAAGGAAGTCCCTGGCGAAGGTGGGCCAGGGTAGTGGTCGGACACGCTGGCCGGACCAGAGTTCCCGTTCGATGTCGAGCAACCGGTGGACAGCCTCGGACCGGAACTGAGTATCGAGCGACCGGCGGACTTCCTTGCCGCGCACCGATCCCCGGCACCAGAAAATCCTTCCTCTCTTATAAAGCGCCATCATTTCTAATGCGTAGTTGCAACTTTCACTTAAAAGTTGCCCCTCAACCCAGTCCTCACTTTTTCTCAACAGCCACGGCGACAACGGGATAGGGTGATCCTTGGACCGGGTACCGGAGCCACCCCTGCACCCGTTGGCCCGTTGTGACGCTGATCTGAACGCTGGTATTCACGCACCTTCCCTGGTTGTCGAACTCGCACGAAAGGGCGGAATCGACCCCGTTGACGGAGATTGTGATGGTCGCCCCGGTGGCGGTCAGGACTGGTTCGGACACCGCGTAGAGATTCTGCACCGTCCCCGAGGAGGGCATCGGGACCCCCAAGGGACCGAGTAGTCCGAGTGGACTCGGATTCTGAGTGGTTCCATACCCGTATAGAATGGCACCACTTCCAGGCGTCGCGGAGAATCCGACATCATTCTTGCCAGAGTCGCTGAGATTCGCACCGCCGCACGCAAACAGTAATGCAACGGCACCGACAAACACCGAGATTCTGGTTTTCATTTGGGTTCCTCCTGTTCAGTCGCGGGATCGGCGCACCCAGACCGCACTATACCACCTCTGGTGACGACGAAGGCGAAACCTGCGGCACAGGTCCAGGCCGTCATTGCCAGCGCCACGCGCCCGAAGTCAACCTTGTTGGCCGCCCGACATTCGATTAGGCCCCGCATTGTAGCCGGACGGTTCCAGACGAACCCCCAACCGCAGTCGAGCGCGAGGCGGGGTTCTCCCACCGTGGCACGTTTCGGAACCCAGAGGCAGAGGAACAGGAGACCGGCGAGGTAGACGCACACGACGCATTTGGTGACGGGTCTCATCTGACCCTGACCTTCTCGATGTTTCCGCCCTCCCGCCTGGGTTTAATTGGCTTGACGGATCGCTGGTTCGACGGCATTGCGTCCGTCGTGGCGGTGGTGGCGATTCCGAGTCTTTCCAGCAGGGGTCGAGACCGGGGACCAAGGGCACAAATGAGCCGAGCGAAAATCTCTATCTGCGGTTGGTTCCTTGCCTGCTCCCAATTGCGGAGTGTACCGATATTGATGCCCGAACGCAGGGAGAATTCCCACTGCGAGAGGCCCATCTCTTTCCTCGCATTTTTCAAAAAGTCTGCAAACCACACAAAATAAGCCAAATAAAGTACTTGCCTTTCTGTACGCGACTCCTGTACACTTGCTCGCGTATGTCAGACAAACACCAGACAAAGAAGCCTAGCACGGACACCCGAAAAGTCAAGGCCGTCAAATTCGTCGTCCGAATCCCCCAGGAATACCAGGACGGAATGCGTAAGGTCGCCGGAAAAAACCTTTCGCTCGGTGCGGTTGCACGGATGGCGATTGAGGCGCACCTGGAGAAGCACGGCGCCCTTGGGGGGCGGTAGTCGGAGGTGTGCGTTGGTCGCAGGTGACCCAGTGATGACGCCGAAGGAAGCAGCGGAGATATGCCGGTGCCATCCCCGGACGTTGAAGCGGTGGATAAAGGCGAAAGGGTACAACTTCCGCAGGGTGAGTATGGGGCGCTACAAGGAACTGATTCCCGCCTGGATGGTGGAGCGGTTCGTGGCCGAAAGGTCGCCGCAACCGTCGCGGCACCTGGGGTGAAGACCGTGATGATGGGCAAGAAGATAAAACGGATCTGGCTGCGAGTGGACGAAGTCCTCTTCCGGGACACCCTGAAAGCGGCGGAACAGGACATGAGGCCGATTTGGTGCGAGTTGCGCTGGCTCGTCATGCTGGGATTGTCGGCGCGACGAAGACTCTTTGGCAAGGAAAATCCTGGCAAAAGGCGGCAAGCACTGTCAACGGCGGGGTGAGACAGGCGGGAGGGGCAACATGCGAGTTCAGCAAATGGGAACGAAGGAAGTCATCGCGGATGGACAGCCGGTTACGGTGCGCGTGTTTGAATCACGGGAGTCGGCTGCTATCCGGCGGGGGCGCAAGGCCGCTATCGCACAGCCAAATACCGATGCTCAGTGGGAGGAGCGCATGGAGGCTATGGCGGAATACGCGCATGTAACCGGCCACAGCCCGTTATCTGAACCCCACGGAGGAAACGAGTTCGACAACTGGTAATCGGGAAAAGGCGGCAAGTGCTGTCCGCAGCGGGATGAAACGGGAGGCCTTCGAAGATGGAAATGCCCAACAAGGAAGTCATTCGCGACAGGATTCTGTATTACCTGGCGCTCATCTATCCCCAGTCGGCCACCTTGCCCCTCCTGCAAGGTGAGCTCGACCTGTTCGGCTACCCCGTGCCGGTGAATGAACTGGAGTCCCATCTCGGCTACCTGGTCGTAAAGGAACTAGTCTCACGAGAGGAACACGTTAGACGGCACCAGCACGAGAAGTACGCGCCGGTCCGCAAGGTCAGCTTGGTGAAGATCACCGCCAAGGGAATTGACTACTGCGACGGGCGGTTGCCCGCCGATGAAGGCATCTATCTGCCGCCAAGGCAATGATGCCGGGAGTGACCTATGCCCAACGGAAACGGCAAGGCTTTCAGGGTGAAGGATGAGACGGGCAGAACCACCGCGTTGGTTTGCTTGGTCTGCCCTGCGGAGAAGGCGGCGGTTGTAAACCGGGTGCATCTGGTGCCCGAGGACACGACGGTTTCGACCTACCGAAAGATGACCCACGAAATGGAACGTCACCTGGCATGGCACGAAGAGCAATTTCTCCAGGACGCGGTGCCGCATAGCTATGGTTTGTGGGAACCCCTGCTGAGATACACCGATCCAGCGCGGACAATATTCGGAAATCAAGAATGATTTTACGAATTTACTTTCGCATTATCAATCGGCTGGCGTTGTGGATTCTACGAAGGACATCTGGGTGGCGGTGTACGGGTTGCGACTCGCGCGGCCGTGTCGCCAATGATGATCGTGTAACTAGTAGAGATTACTGGGAAGCAATACAGCGCCAGCACGATTCCATGAACCCGGGGGGACCAAAGTGTGATGTTTATTCCTCGGTCCGCAACCAGGGCTAGATGTGGTGAGGAGGAGAGCATGGAAAGAATTGCCGTAATTAAATCGGTGGTCGGCGTCTGCCACATGCAGGTGTGCGCGGAACAGAACGCGACCGACGAGGAAATCCTTGCGGTCTGCAACCGGGAGAATCCCAGCGGCACGAGCAACGGATGGAGCCGCGTAATTCGAGAGGGCAAACCGCCCTCGGCCGTTTGGCCGACGGAGAGGTTGCTTCCTGTTGCGTGCGGCAAGTACCCGGACCGAAAGCATTTCATTGTGTCTTGCTGAGGAGGCAGGGATGAGTAGCTTCCTGGAAGTGATGGGCGAACTCAAGGCGGCACTGGATGAGCACGACCGGCTGACTGAGAGGGTTCAGGTGGATGCTGAAGAGGTCCGGGACCGACTAGAGATTGCGGCTGCGGCCGAACGAGATCAAAAAGCAGGCCGAAGACCTTTCGCGTGTGAGTCGAAACCTCGGTGTCTGGACGACCCCCGAATCGAGGAGGCCGACATTCGCAATCGCCTCCCAGACCCGATGGAAGAAGTGGAAGAGAACCACACGGCAGATGCACTTGAAGTTTCTGACCCCCGTGCGCCGTCTCCGCCAAGCACGATCCAAGGTGGGGGCGGTATCGGAGGTAGTTAGAGTCGCGGGCAGTTCGTCGAAATGACGGACTGGACCGTGCGCCTAAACCGTCCCCGGTTTGTCCCTGCCGGGGGCGGCGCAGGGGGGTTAGATGGAACGGTTCGACAACGAGTGGTGGGCAGTACTGAGGTTCCGCCAGAACGAACGCGAGGAAAGGCACTGGACCCGGGTTGCCGCGATACGGTTGGCAGTCCTCGTGGCGGCCATAGGGGTGATGGTTCTGTTCGCCTGGATTCTGTCGCTGGTGAGGTGACACATGGCAGACTTGAGCAAGGCTACGCCGAGACCATGGTGGATTGATGTGCAGGACACAGCAATCGGTCATGTGTACCATATCAAACCTACCGGCGCGGTGTTGTACGTTGATAACCAGCACTTGCCGAGAGACGCGGAAAACGAACCTTGCAAAGTTGCGTTAGCTACCGCAACCCTTATGGTAAAAAGCGCGAACGACCACGACCGCCTGAAGCGGGCCGAGAAACTGGCGGGGGAGTTAGCGAACGACATCAAGCTTGCAGCATTTCCGCCTGGACATGAGGGCGACCCCTTGCATTTCAACTCGTTGCAAATTGACAGGTTGCTTGCCAAAGTCCATGAACTTCAGGCGGAGATAGGGAAGGGGGCAGCATGAAATTCTATAAGGTGCTTAACTCTGACGGTTCGTGTTTCTGGGGAGGAAGGGGCAAGTGGTTTCTGCCCAGGGGTAAGCGACCGGGCAAATGGATGCCGCTTATTGAGGGAACGTTGTCGGCCTGCTCCAACGGCTATCACGTCCTGACTCTTGAACAACTCTCGGGGTGGCTTGGCCCCTCGATCTTTGAGGTGGAAGTCAAGGGCGATGGAATCCCGCAACCGGACAAGCATGTCTATCCCCAGGCTCGCTTAATTCGCAAACTGGACAAGTGGAATGACCGTGCAGCGCGGATTTACGCCTGTGACTGTGCGGAACACGTTTTGGGGCTTTTCGAGAAGGGATATCCGGCAGATAAGCGGCCCCGGAAGGCGATTGAAACGGCGCGACTATTTGCAGAAGGAAAAGCCAGCAAGCAAGATTTGGACGCCGCAGAGGCCGCCGCATGGGCCGCAAGGGTCGCCGCAAGGGACGCCGCATGGGCCGCAAGGGCCGCCGCAGAGGCCGCCGCAGAGGCCGCCGCATGGGACGCCGCAGGGGCCGCCGCAGGGGACGCCGCATGGGCCGCAAGGGCCGCCGCATGGGCCGCCGCAAGGGACGCCGCATGGGCCGCAAGGGCCGCCGCAGAGGCCGCCGCAGAGGCCGCCGCATGGGACGCCGCAGGGGCCGCCGCAGGGGACGCCGCATGGGCCGCAAGGGTCGCCGCATGGGACGCCGCAGGGGCCGCCGCAGAGGCCGCCGCATGGGACGCCGCAGGGGCCGCCGCAGGGGCCGCCGCATGGGCCGCAAGGGTCGCCGCATGGGACGCCGCAGGGGCCGCCGCATGGGACGCCGCAGGGGCCGCAAGGGCCGCCGCATGGGCCGCCGCAGGGGCCGCCGCGAGAGTTTGGCAGACTGCTTTGTTGAAGAAGGTTTTAGGAATATAGGGAAGGGGGCAGCATGAAATTCTATAAGGTGCTTAACTCTGACGGTTCGTGTTTCTGGGGAGGAAGGGGCAAGTGGTTTCTGCCCAGGGGTAAGCGACCGGGCAAATGGATGCCGCTTATTGA